AGACTCCGCTACGGCGGCCGCCAGCTCCGCGAGGACAGCCTCCAACGCGGCCGGGCAGGCGCAGACAGCGGCCATAAATGCGGGACAGTCCGAAACGAACGCGTCCACCAGCGCAATCGACGCGGAAGGTGCCAAGACCGCAGCAGAAACGGCAGCAAGCAACGCCAGCGGAGACGCGGCTGCGGCCGAAAGCGCAAAAACGGCAGCGCAGACCGCGGCAACTAACGCGGAAAACGCGGCGGCTCCTGTGCTTGCCATACTGTCTAGCGGGGCCGGCGCGCATAACTCCATCTACCGCGGAAAAAACCTCGGTACGAGCGTGACCGCCACACAATGGGCGGCTATTGCGGATGGTAGTTTTACCGACTTATACATCGGTGATTACTGGGTGATTGGAGATGTGACCTATCGTATCGCTGCCTTTGACTATTATTACAGGACGGGAGATACAGTCTGCAATACTCACCACGTCACGCTTGTCCCAGACGGCAATATGTATACGCACGCGATGAATGACACGAACGTCACTACTGGCGGCTATGTGGGCTCTAAGATGTACACCGAAGGGCTGGAACAGGCTAAGACCACCATCAATGTGGCATTTAGCGGCCATATCCTGCAACACAGGATCTATCTGACAAACGCTGTTGCGAATGGTCGTGCTTCCGGCTGCGCATGGTGCGATTCCGAAGTTGACCTTATGTGCGAGCAGATGGTCTACGGCAGTGGTATTTTCTCCCCTGTTTCTGACGGTAGCAATTTCTCGGCTAACTACCGTGTCGAGAAATCCCAGTTGCCGCTGTTCCAGCACGAGCCGAGCCGTATTTGCAATCGTACGACATGGTGGTTGAGAGACGTTATTACCGCTTCCTATTTCGCCCTTGTAGACGACAACGGCAATGCGACCTGCTACTACGCTTCTAGCTCTTATGGCGTTCGCCCCGCGTTTTCGATCATCGGCTAAGGGAGGGTAAGGCGAGCATTGGAAAACATTTTTGTCGCGATCATCACCGGCGGGCTCGCGCTTGTCGGCGTGATCATCACCAACGTCGCTGGCAACCGCCGCGCAGAAGAAAAGCTCCGGATCGCGCAGGCGATCACGGACGCGAAGATCGAAGAGCTCACGCGGGAGGTGCGAAAACATAATAATTTTGCGGAAAAAATCCCCGTAATACAAGAGCAAATCAAGGTCGTAAACCACCGCCTTGCAGACCTGGAGGACACAGAAAGGAAGGATCACCCATGAAAACAAAGTGGAAAAATTGGCTCAAGGCCGCGGGAGTCCGCGCCGTGAAAACAATCGCGCAGACCGCTGTCGCGACGATCGGCACCTCTGCGGTGCTCGGCGAGGTGGACTGGATCGTGGTAGCCAGCGCGTCGGTGCTCGCCGGCGTACTCTCGCTCCTCACAAGCGTTGCCGGCCTGCCTGAGCTGCCCGACACGGACGGAGACGGTTTCCCGGATCAGTAACGGACAATCCGAAAAGAGGTGATATAAATTGTTTATGCACGAGATCACATTGGACGGATACGCTGCGCAGTGTGCCGAACAGCCGATCCGCCTCGGCACGGCGGGCAGCTACGGCGTGGAGGCATTGCGCATCACGCGCAATGGCGAATGGGTAGATTACGATATTATCGTCGCTTTCCACCCGCCAGAAGGCGAAACCGTGCAAATACGCCTTGAATCGGATAATGTCGTGTCTGTCCCTGCGGAGGCCACTGCGGTTGCAGGCACGGGAGAGCTTACGTTTGCAGGATATACGGACGGCGTGCGGCAGATCTCCGTGAGCCAAATCTATCGTGTGGCAGCAAGCGCGGGTACGGAGGGGATCGCCCCCGCAGAACCTACGCCGGACGTGGTACAGCAGATTTTGTCGGCAGCAAATGAAGCGGATAGCAAAGCTGAACAAGCTCAAAAAGTTGCTCAAAGCGTCCGTGATGACGCTGATGCGGGTAAATTTAATGGTCCGCAAGGTCCTAAAGGTGAGCAAGGCCCCATCGGCCCGGTCGGCCCGCAAGGCCCGCAGGGCGAACAAGGCCCAACGGGTTCAACTGGCCCGCAAGGCCCAACGGGTGCAACTGGTCCGCAAGGCCCTAAAGGCGACACCGGCCCTGCCGTAGCACTAGACACCAGCCTCACCCACGAGGGCGAAGCCGCTGACGCAAAAGCCACAGGTGACGCTATCAGCGCAGTCAAGGCGCGGCAGAACATCCTTGTCGGCAGTGAGACAGGCAATCCGATCCTCGTTGACGATGCTTTCGCAGCGCCGCTGTGCGGTCTGACCGTGTACGGTAAGAGCACGCAAGACGGCACACCCACGCCCGATGCGCCTGTGCCTATCGTGAGCGCTGGTGACGGCGGGACGATTGCAGTGACCTTGAGCAACGGAAACGGTAAAACGCAAACTCTCACCCTGACCACCCCCACCGGCTTACCCGGCATCCATGTCACCTCTGGCGGCAACTACACTGACCCGCAGGGACAGCAGTGGGTGTGTGACGAGGTGGACTTGGATAGAGGAGTGAAGATGCAGATGGTGAACGTTGTGGACTTGTCAACCTGTACAATTACAGGAACCACTAACTTGGCGGTAACAAAACGACTATCGATTCGGTTGCCGCTCAATGGCCGCAATTATGAAACAAAAGCCCTATGCAATAAATTGCAATTTATCGTTTCGTTTACAGAGGATATTCCGCACTTTTATGTAGACACATCCAATGCGCAGGTTTTTATCCCCATTAGCGCTAAACTCCCAGAAGAAGGAGAATACATTCTATTATACGCTCTCGCCAACCCCGTTGAAACCCCGCTCACCCCTGCCGAAATCGCCGCTTACAAAGCCCTCACCGCTTACGCGCCCGACACCGTGGTGCAAGCCGCAGACGGCGCAGGGGTAAGGTTTGACTATCAGAGAGACGTTAACATCGTGATCAAAAAGCTTGAGGATGCTATTGCGTCCATGGCTACTACATAAGGAGGATAAATAAATGGTACCGATCAAACAAAATTTACTTAGCCAGAGCAAATATGATTTGAAAGTGCCGGTGGAGTCCTGCGCAAAGGACATGAAATATATCGTCGTCCACAACACGGCGAACGATGCTTCCGCCGCGAATGAAGTCGCGTATATGATTCGCAACGACAGCTCTACGTCGTTTAACGCGGCGGTCGATGACAAGGAGATCGTCATTGGTATCCCGCTGAGTAGAGGTGCGTTTGCGGCAGGGCAGCGCGACGGCAACGCGCACGGCATTCACATTGAAATTTGCTATTCGCTTTCGGGCGGCACGCGCTTCGATAAAGCCGAAAAGAACGCCGCAGAGTATATCGCAAAGCTGCTCACCGAACGCAAGTGGGATATTTCGCACGTGAAGAAGCATCAGGACTTCGACGGCAAATATTGCCCGCACCGCACGCTCGACAAGGGCTGGCAGCGCTTTTTGAACATGGTGAAAAGCTATATGACGGCGAGCACACCGGCAAAGCCTACACCCAAGCCGAGTACGCCAAAGCCCACGTGCACGGGCGATCTGACGTACTCCGTATATGCAAGCCGCCATTGGCTCCCGCAGGTAAAAAACTGCGACGATTACGCGGGCAATTTTGGGCAGGCGATGGAAGGACTTAAAATCAATGCCAAAAACTGCGATATTTATTATCGTGTTCATCTCCGGGGCGGTGGTTGGCTACCGGAGATCAAAAACAGCGGCGCAGGTGCAGACGGTTACGCGGGAATTTACGGCGAGCAGATCGACGGCGTACAAATACGCACACCCGTCGGCTTTGTAAACTGCCGCGTACATATCAAGGGCGGCGGCTGGCTTAGTTGGGTGCGTTTTGGCAGCAAGTACAATTCCGGCGCAAACGGCTACGCAGGCATTTACGGCTCGGCCATTGATGCAATCCAGATGGAGTAAGATGTTAAAAAACCGCTAAATTATCACATTGATTTGCAAACTGTTTGCTAAAATGGTAAAATAAACATTTTTTAACAGTTTGCAAGCAAAGCAAAAGGCGCAGGGCCTCATCTTTTCGATGGGAGCTGCGCCTTTTTTTGTTTTTTACAAAGCTATTTGCGGGATGCTTTAATGGTTTTTGTTGTTGTATTATACGGCTCGTAAGTTCGGACGGTCGCAACGCTGATATTTAGAGCCTGTGCAATGTCCGCATTCTTCATTCCTCGGTCGTACATGTCACGTATTTGTTGCGCAATCGGTGGAAGATTATCGTAAATATTGCGCGTGATTAAGCATCTACATACCACATAGGGCGTTACGCCGTAGTGCTTAGCCGTTCCCAAAAGGCTTTTCGTTGCTTGATATGTGGAGACCACGTCATCAATGGCGATTTTGTTCGTGGGATCGGTAGGATGCTCTAATCGGTATTTAGCTAAACATTCCGGGGAGCAAATGTCGAGCTGAAACACTACCGCATCTTCGGCCGAAAACTCTTTGCCGCATACGGAGCAAAATCTAATGCTACTGGCTTGCGCACGGTCGGCTTTAATGGCTTCTCGATCAAGGTGCTCTTTGTTCCACTCGCGGGAGATGAGATTTCTTTTTTTTTGCGCCATTAAAGGCGCACACTCTGGGCAGTATCTTTGCAGTCCGCTATTAACAATGTAGTCCTTGCCACAGTTTTCGCATTGATCTATACTGCCGAGTTTGCGCCGCGGAGGATGTTGATTCCGCTTACGACGGGAAACTCTTTCGCGTTCGGCTCTACACGTCGGACAATACCATGCACGGGGGCCGCCTTTAAATGTGGTTCCGCACGTGCGGCATGTACGATCTTTAAGCTTAACAGCAAAATTAGCCTTTGATTTTGCTGCGCACGCTTCACACAAAAATTGATCTTCATAGCGGCGTTCAAACGGCGCGCCGCATTTAACGCACTTTCTTGTCGGCATCTTCGTTCCTCTTTTTCTCAAATCTCAAAATCTTCGCCGTACTTCTCGTAATGCTTATCGCAATAAGCATTATAAAATTCCTGCTCATCTTCAATGCCCTGCGCGTGAAGTTCTTCACGGATTTCGTCGTCCATCATCATAACCGCTGCTTCAAAATCGATCGTGTTGCCGTTGTAGTCTTTAATTCTTTTCATTTTGGTTTCCTCCGTTGGATTGAATTTATTTTGTGTCCTTGTCCTTTTGACATTTACATTATACAGCAGTAGCTATATAAAGTCAAGTGCTTTTTCAAAATTTTTTTAAAAAATCTTGATTTTTTTCGCAAGACAAGCTATACTATTAAGCGTTCGGATTTCCTCCGAACATGTCGCCCCGGAAACGGGGCGTAGGATTGAAATGAAATTGTTTTTGCCGTCCTTTTGACAATTTCGGCACAAACAGGCAAAACCCCGGTATCTGATTAGCATACCGGGGTTTTTGCTTTTACTCGTCGATTTCTCGCAAATCCTCCGCCCGAATCGATAAGGCAGAGGACAATTTGCAGACCGTATCAAATTGAGCTTTGTTAATGTTGCGATTTTTGCACTCATATTGCTGTATCATTCGGACGTTTACGCCGGATTTGCTCGCTAATTGGGATTGAGATAATCCGGCGGCTAAACGTAATCGCTGTAAGTTTGTCATTTTTGAGCTCCTTTACTTTATTCGGTGGATCGTGGGCAACATATTATCCGCATTGCCTGCATTTACAAAAATCGGCGCTACCCATTTAAGGATCAGCTTACGCGTACCATCTTTTAAACCCTCCTTAAAAATTCCGGGCAGATGTAATGCCCCAAATGTCTAGCCACTTATTTACATACTTTTTGTCGTTCTCGTCGCACTCTTCCCACGGTGTTGCAGGATCACCGATGATCTCCTCAACGTAATCTATTTCATCGGTTGCGTCTGCGTCTTCAAGACTGGAGAGCGTTTCCGGCTGGCCTTCGGTTTCGAGCATCCATTCGCCATAGAGGCTTTCAATATTGTTGTAGAGCTTGTAAGTGTTTTTGCCGTTGGTGATGTAAGTTTTTTTCATTGTTCGCACCTACTTAAAATCCCATTTTTTTCATGTTCCACGTCGGGCGCCAACCAGCGTCAACAAGTCCGCGTTTTCCGTTCTCCTTGAGCACTCCCTCAAGGATCATGTCTGCTAACTTTCCGTAGTTGTCGCGGCGATCAATGACTAAGCCTGCTTTAACTTCCGGCATTGCCTGCACAAGCTTTTTGATTTCGGCCTCATAGCGCTTAGCGGCCTCGCTGTAAAACTTAACCTCTTCGCAATATGTGCTTACTTCGCCGTGCGCTTTTATTTCTTCTTTGGCAGTAGACGCAATATACATCAAAAAATCATACGGGCCGCTTACAATTTTCTTTGCCCATTCGATTTGCTTTTCACTGCCGATAAAATTAAACATTGTGTTCATCATTTTGATTTCCTCCATTTTGTTTTTCTTTCCTTTTGACACTTATATTATACATCTATAGCTGTATAAAGTCAAGTACTTTTTCAAATTTTTTTTAAAAAATCTAGATTTAGAAGACAAGGACGCAAAAATCAGCGTGTAGCATATCGTGTTGCATTTTGATAAAAAACGGCTTAATTCCGTAAAAATAAACTTTAAAATGTAAAAATATTTTTGAAAAAAATAAAAGGAAAAACCGCATGAAATCTAAGCTTTTTAGACTTCATGCGGTTTTTGGGTTTGGTGCAGGTAACAGGACTTGAACCCGTAATATATAAGCGCAAAACCCGCATAAACTCTATGTGTTTTAAAACATGTGTTGCTTTTTGTGTTGCATTTTACTTTTATCCGTAAGATTTTGTGAATCGGTCAACGATTTTTGCATTAAAGTCCTTTTGCTCATCGGATAAAACGTGCTCGTAGATTTTGTCGAGGACATCGCGGTTTTCCCACCCGCCGCGCTGCATGATATAGAGGTCCGGCACGCCCATAGCGTGCAGAACGGAGGCGGAATGGTGTCGCAGATCGTGAAAGCGGTACGGTTTACCCAACACGCGTAGGGAGAGCGTGCGGAAGAGGTTTGATATTGTAATAGGCGAGTATGGGCATACGCGCTCATTATCTATGCTGCGCAGCTCATCAATGATAAATTTCGGCAGCTCCACAAAGCGAGTTCCGGCGGTTGTTTTGGTAGACTTGATAACATACTCGTGATTATCGTCACAGACCATAGCCTTGTTGACCATGACGCCGTTATCATGCACGTCGCTTTGCGTCAGTGCGCATATTTCGGAGCGGCGCAGGGTGCCTACAGCAGCCAACAAAATAGCTTGGTGCATATTAGTGCCCTCGGCCGCTTCCAATAATGCCTTTACTTCCGCCTCTGTCGGAATGGTGATTCTTGCCTTTTGCTTCTGGGGCAGGCCCGTGGAGAGCTGGAAAGAGGGATAATATACGCCCAGCACGGCAGATAAAAGCCCATGGGCATTGCGCACGGTCTTTGGCGCATGATTTGCCGCGAACTGGTTTATGGAGCGCTGCACGGCCTCCTGCGTAATGTCGCGCAGCTTTAGCGGCATAATGTCTTGTAGGTCATTCCGGGCGCTTCGGCGGTACTCGCGTATCGTAGAGGGCGAGAGCACGTTGGTTTTGCTGTCGATATAGCGCGTGTATGCCTCTTTCAAAGTCATGTCTCCGGCGGATGCGGTGCGCTGCTTTCCGTCCAATTTGTATTCTGCCGCCATGTATTCGGCTTCTTTTTTTGTTGTGGCGGTAAATGATTTGTAAATTCGCTTTCCGGTGGATGGATCCGTGTAATCGTATAGATTTACGCGCCAGTTACCGGAGGGCAGTTTTTTAGCTTTTGCCATTGTAAAAACCTCCTATTATTGAAAATCCCGTAGATACGTTTTTGTATCCACGGGATTTTGTTATTTGAGCAAACCGCCGGAAGCGGAGCGAGCCTGTATCCAACCGCGATCTAAGTTTGTGATATCGTAGCCAAAAAAGAAGCAAACGAAAATCACAAGGATGATGCAGATAATCAAGCAAATCCGAACGAGCCGCCGATCTTCGTTGTGCTGGCGCATAAATTGTGCTTCTTGCTGCGCGAGTCGCACAATCTTATCTTCGCGTTCAAACTCAATGCTTTTCTTCAGGTACTCGATCTGCTCGTTCTCGGAGCCTTCATCCGGCATCGGCGGTGTAACGATGTCATATTTGACGGCGGCAAGGATAGATCTAAGCACAACGATGCTCGGGTCGGCCTGCCGTTTAAAAATGCGGATAATTGTACTTTGTGAGACATTACAAGCGTCCGCAACGTTTTGATAAGATAAGTTGAGCGAGACGCGTCGATCTTCCAGCTTTGGTATAAGCGCGTCCAAATCGATTGTCGAAAAATCCATAAGAAGCACCTAATTTGTAATTTAAGTCATATATAAAGTACTGTTATGAGTACTGTTATGCAAAATTGAATATTTACACCACCGTTTGAGAGGCCTATTATTTAATCAAACGAAAGGCTTATCTGTAGGTGATAAGCGTGTTAAATCCCGTCCGGTTTCCCGTCATCCCCTGATTGGGAATCGAATTAAATTTTATGTCCAAGATTTCGTAGCCTTCCCTTTGCATGCAGTTTAAAACATAGTCAATTTCCGTTGTGTATTTTTCATCGCACTTAAAGACCTGATTAGCAAGCTGCGAAAAACTGTTTATCAGCACGACGTGAACCGCACCATCTTTTTGAGCTAGATATGGGCGCATATTTGTATAGACATTTTGTGCGGTGTTTTTTTGGTTTCCTGAGAACAAAGCCATAATATTTTACCTCATTTCGTATATTTACCTCATAATTTAACTGTATCATATCACTAAAAACGCACGTAGTCAACAAATAAATAAAAAATTTTTTTATAAAAAGAACGGAGTTGAACAAATGAAGACGGTAGAAACAAGGGAAGAAAACAGAATCCGAAAAAACTTAATAGACGCAATTTCAGAAATGCTGCTGGATCTCCCCGTAGATACTTTGCGAAAGATTTACATATCTGTATCAATATGGGCAGGGAAAATGTAGGCGCACAAAGCAAAAGGCGAGGACCGTTAAAAATTCGGTTCTCGCCTTTTTTATTTGTCTTCCGACAATATCTCGCAAATCTTCTCAAGCCCTTTTACAAAAATCGGCAGATACTCATCGGGTAGCTGCGCCATAGCGCGAAGCAGTCGGCTTCGGTCGTCATCATCGATTTGTGCTCTGGCAAAAATCTCCGCCAATGCTTCCTCACGTGTTTTCTGCTTAAACATTTCGCCTGCACCGGTACGCAACCAGATTAGATCGACACCAAAAACACGGCAAATATCGGCGATTGTGCGATCTCCAATTCCTGATTTTCCAGAACAAATAAGGCTCAAACTACCTTGTTTTATTCCTATCTTTTCCGCAAACTCAGACTGCGTAAGGGACGAAGCTTTTAAGACCTTTTGCACACGCTCGTTTATTGTCTCCATTCGTTCACCTCCTTATATAGTATTATACCATAATCCGAAATAAAGTCAACGAAAAAATATTTGCCACCAATAAAATAAAGCTTGACAATATAGCCCACCTATGGTATTATATAGGTAACAAATAACAGAGAGCAAAAAAAGGAGGTAAATTTAATGTACGAGGTCTTAACGCATGAAGCAGAAAAAGCTATTCAGATCGTTAAAGCTGTGCCTGCGGACAAACGCGCTCTTGCCGTGAAAATGGCAGAGATTTACGCCGCAGGCCTTGCGGACGGCGTGGAACTGGTAACGATGCGCACCGAGCGCAAAGACGCAGACGCGACCAACCCGAAAGCGGTGTGAGTTAAGGAGATAAAGGAGGAAGCGGAATGAGAATGGAAGACCGGGCACGAAAAGAAGCATTAAAAGTGGTACTGCCGTACATTTTAATGCTTCTTGCCCCGATTTTAGGCACGCTAATCGCGGTTTTGATGTTGTGCTTTTTTAGCTAAGCTTAAAGGCCGCGCCCCAGCTTTACCACATGCCGCCCGAAAACTAATCCTCCCCTGAAAACCATGGATGTACACTCCTTTCGTCAGAACAAACATAGATACTGCATAATTTTTGCTTTGGGCGGCAGGTGGTAGGGCTGGGGACAAAAACATAAATAGAGAAAGAGGTGGTAAACAATGCCAAGATTAAAACCGTCGCCCGCGGAACAGCGGAGGCAGACGTTTAGGTCGATTATGCGTTATAACGCCGACCGCATGGGCCTGACGACCGACGAGAAGACCGCGAAATACTTGGGTATATCCCCGCAGCTTTACAGCTACCGTATGCGCCACCTTTCGGCGTGGTCGTATGAAGACTTGTGCAACATCTTTAAAAAACTGCGTTTCTCGCAAAGCGACATCGAGACGCTGTTCAGAAATTAAAGGAAAGGAGGCAACAACATGATCTTAGTTTTGTGCGGCAGTATCGCCGCCGGATGCGCGATCATTACGCTGGCCTACGGCGCGGAGAAAATCCTCGAAAGAGTCGTAAAGCCGCCGAGAAGAAGAAAAAGAGCCGCCCGCCCCGGTGCGGAGGTCATTGACCTCGGCAAATACCGCAGCTGGCGCGACGCCGTGCGCGTCTATGAGACAGTGACAACGGATAGTGAGGGAAGACAAGCGTGAAAGTTTATAAGGGTACAGACAAAAATATGCAATGCCGAGGCAAGCAATACGTGCTCGGCAAAAAAGAGGTCGATGACGGCGCAATCCGTTGCGGGGATAAAGGCTATCACTCGTGTGAGGCTCCGTTTGATGTGCTGCGATATTATCCTAATATCAACGGCAATCGCTTTTTCGAGGCAGAAGCGGGTGGCAAAATCGATAAAAAAGAAAATGATGATACCAAATTAGCATCATCAGAATTGACACTCAAAAGCGAAATCGATTTTGCTGGGCTGGTCAAGGCGCAAATAGAGTATACTCGCAAAAAAGCTGAAACGGGAACCGCAGGCGGAGACTGTAGCAACCTCTCAGGCGGCAGCCGTAGCAACCTATCAGGCGGCAGCTGTAGCAACCTATCAGGCGGAGACGAGAGCAACCTCTCAGGCGGCATCCGTAGCAACCTATCAGGCGGCAGCTCATCATTGATTATTGGACGGAACGGGTGCAACGTAAAAGGCGGGCTCCACTCCGTGATTGTTTTAACGGAGTGGAAATACGATGATAACGGCAATTACGTACCCATAGCCGTAAAAGCAGAAATTGTTGACGGCGTGCGGATCAAAGCTGATACGTGGTATAAGCTCAAAAACGGCGAGCTTGTCGAGGCGGATGTATGAGAGCAGAAAAAAAGTGCCCCGGACTGCGGGAACAGTCACAGGGGCACAAAAACAAATTTACCGCTATTAGTTTAGCAGAAACGGGAGGAAAAGTCAATGGCAAAGTATAAGCAGGTCATGCAGGTGAGCCTTTGCGGCAACATCAAGCGCGGCGCGTTTGACGCTGTTACCGTAAATGGCGGTGACGTAATGGAGATTGTGGGTAAACATTTGCGCGAAGAGGGCATTGAGCGCGGCAAAATCCGCATTACGGTGCTCGAGGAAATGCCAGAGGAGGCGAAAGCAAATGAAACTGTATGAGTATGCGGAGCAATACGAGGCTTTAAAGCAGATGGCGGAGGATGAAAGCATCCCTCTCGAAGCGCTCGAAGACACACTTGAAAGCATCGATGATGAGTTTGAAACAAAAGTGGACAGCATCGCGTGCATTATCAAAGATGAGCTGGCAACGGCAGAAGCGATAAAAAAAGAGATCGACGCGCTGACTGCGCGGATGAAGCGCCATGAAGCAACAGCGGATCAGCTTAAATCCTACACCATGCAGCAGATGCAGGCGGTAGGAAAGAGCAAAATCGAAACGGCGCGCAACGTGGTCTCCATAGCAAAAAAGGCTCCGGCGCTTGAGATCGAAAACTCCGATGACTTTATCGCATGGGCTACACTGGAGCACGAGGAGTTCATCCGCCAGAAAGCGCCGGAGATCAACAAAGTTTCCGTGCGCGATGCGCTAAAAGCGGGCGAGGAGCTCCCGGGAGCTAAATTGGTAGCCGGGTACAGACTGGCGGTGCGCTGATGGGTAACATGGATATTTACAACGCCGTGAGCGCTGTACCGGGCAGCGCACAAAAGCGGATCACCGGAGGGCGGCTCAACGGCATGACGGACATCAACCCCATGTGGCGCATACGAGAGCTGACAGAGCTATTCGGGCCGTGCGGCATCGGCTGGAAATACAAGATTGTGCGCGAGTGGCTTGAGACCGCCAGCACCGGCGAGGTGGGGGCGTTTGTAGACATCGAGTTGCAATACAGGATCACGCCGGATGCGGACTGGTCGGAGCCTATTCCAGGCACGGGCGGATCAAAGTTTGTGGCGGCGGAAAAGGGTAATAATCTGCGTGCATCAGATGAGTGCTACAAAATGGCGCTCACAGACGCAATCTCCGTAGCTTGCAAAGCTTTAGGCTTCGGCGCGGACATTTACTGGGAGGCAGGACGTACAAAGTATAACGCCGCACCGCCGGAGCAGGATGAAGAATACACCTGCGCGCAGTGCGGTAAGACGATCCGCGACGGAAAGAAAAAAGACGGCAGCGCTTGGAAAGCGGGAGATATTGCGTTGTACGCGCAAAAACGGTATGACCGACAGCTTTGCTTTGAGTGCTTGGGCAAAGAGATCAAAGCCGAAAAGGCGGCGGAGAAAGCTGGTGGCCTGAATGGTACAATTTGATTTTACAGCCGCCCGCGTGAACGAAGACGGAGAGCTTTGCCTCAAAGTCATCAACACACCCGCCGCAAGACAGTTTGTGCTTGGTATGCGCGAGCGTATGTATACGTGCGAGGTAAAAGAGTACCGGCAAAAGCGCAGTTTGGATGCAAATGCCTATTTTTGGGTGCTTTGCGATAAGCTTGCAGAGGCGACAAACCAAACTAAAGAGCTGATCTACCGCGAGGCGGTGCGAAACATCGGCGGAAACTGCGATACGGTGTGCGTGATAAATTCCGCCGTGAACAAGCTGCGGCAGATGTGGCAGCACAATGGGCTCGGTTGGGTGACGGATGTACTGCCCAGCAAAGTACGGGGCTGCACGAATGTGATTGTATACTACGGGTCCAGTACATACGACAGAGCGCAGATGGCGCGTTTGATCGATAATATTGTACAGGACTGCCAGGCGGTAGGCGTGGAAACGCTCCCGCCGGACAAGCTGGAAGCCCTGAAAGATGAGTGGGCAAGATAATTGGTGAGTGCTTTATTTGTGGTTGCTATGGTGTGGTAGAGCGGCACCATATATTCGGCGGTGCGCTGCGCAAGAAAAGCGAGCGCTACGGATTGGTCGTTACGCTGTGCCATAGTTGTCACAATGAGCCGCCCTACGGGGTGCACCACAACGCCAAGGCGATGCAAAAGCTGCACGAATACGGGCAGCGCAAAGCTATGGTGGAAAACGGTTGGAATATCGATGATTTCCGCCGAAAGTTTTATAAAAACTACCTTTAAGGTTGTTCTTCCGTCCGCGAAAGCGGGTTGCTGATCCGTCTTAAAGGGTATGTTTCAAAATTTGAGAGGTGAGGGCAAATGCCAAACACAGATGTGGGTATCCCTTACTTTCCTTTGCGAACGAGCCTCGACGAAAAGTTTGAGCTGCTCGAAGCCGAGTTTGGCGTGCAGGGTTTTGCCGTTGTGATAAAGCTGTATCAAAGGATATACAGCCGCGGCTACTACTGCGATTGGACACCGGAGGTTGAGCTTCTGTTCGCCCGCGCGTGCGGGTTGGGTTGTTGCCCCGTCTCCGAGATAATTAAATGTGCGACTCGCAGAGGTATTTTTGATGCTGACCTGTTGGACAAATACAACGTGCTTACCTCTAAAGGCATACAGATGAGATATTTTGAGGCAGTCCGCCGCCGCAAAACGGTGGAAGCCGTGAAAGAATACCTCTTGCTACCGCACAACCTTTTACCGCCAAATGTAAGCATTTCGAGCTTAAATGTCAACATTTCGGGCGTAAATGTTGACAGAAAACAACAAAGGAAAGTAAAGGAAAGTAAAGGAGAGGAGAGTAAAGTAAAGGAGTATGCGCAGAGCGCGGACGAGTCCGCCTCAGCGCCGGCATACCGGCTGATACTCCATGACGGCTCTTATTATCCGATAAGCAAAGAGGACATAAGCAAATGGGCTGCTCTATATCCGGCAGTAGATATAGAGCAAGAAATACGTAAAATGATCGGCTGGAGCGAGGCAAACCCGCAAAACCGTAAGACAAGGCGCGGCGCACTGGCGTTTATCAACCGCTGGTTGGCGCGCGAGCAGGACAAAGGAGGGGCAAGACGTGGAGAGCTTCCGCGAAATGATACCGGCGTCAATCCGTATAAAAAGTACGGCGGTACGCTCATTTGATGACTACCGCCAGCGTCAAATCGCTGTGCTAAATGCACTGCCGGGCGATCTGCCCGGCATGGACTGCCCGGAGTGCAAAAACAAAGGCGTGATATATGCGCTCAAAGACGGCTACGAGATAGCAAAAGAGTGCAGCTGTATGGCGGTGCGCAGATCGTGGCAGCGGATAGAGAAAAGCGGTCTCAAAGATATTATGAACCGATACACTTTTAAATCCTACGAAATCCGCGAACCGTGGCAGGAACAGATCATGCGCAGCGCGTGCGATTATTGCCGGAGTCCTGAAGGATGGTTTTTTGTCGGCGGGCAGGTCGGCGCGGGAAAAACGCATATTTGCACCGCCATTGTAGGCAAGCTGCTACAAAATGGCAAATCGGCAATCTACGCGCCGTGGAAAAGGATTGCGGCGGAATTAAAAGCCTGCCTCAATGAGCCCGGATATACTGCACGTATGGACGAGTTGATGAAAACAGACTGCCTTTACCTCGATGATTTTTTGCGCACAGGCGCGGGCGACAATGGCAAAAAGTCACCGCCGACGCAGGGAGATTTAAACCTTGCATACGAGATCATCAACAACCGATACAACGGGCGCAAGCTGACCGTGATTTCTTCCGAGCTGACAACGGCGGAAATTTTACAGCTCGATGATGCGATCGGATCGCGTATTGCCGAGCGGGCCCGGGCGCATACAAACAACATTAAGCGGGATATATCCCGTAATTACAGATTAGGAGGATTTTAAAATGAGTGCAAGTAATGGCGTGCATATTATGGGGCGCATTACAAGAGACTTGGAGCTGCGGCATACGCAAAGCGGCACCGCTGTGTGCCAGTTTTGTGTGGCGGTGACACGCAGCTTTAAGGATGCTAACGGCGAGTACCAGTCGGATTTTATTGATTGTGTGGCGTGGCGCAACTCGGCTGAGTTTATCACAAAATATTTTAGCAAAGGTGGGCTGATCGCGCTTGACGGCGAGCTTCAGACACGCAACTATACGGACAAGGACGGCAACAAGCGGAAGGCGACTGAGTTGCTTGTGAGCAGCGCCGCTTTCACGGGCGAAAAACGCGAAGCTGCTGCAAAACCGACACCAATGGAAGATGATTACAGCGCTATTTCTGACGATGATTTACTATTCTGAGGAGGGCATATGAAAATCAAATTTATTATACCGGGCGAGCCGCAGGGTAAAGCCCGCCCTCGTGTGGTGCGAATGAAATCCGGGCGCAGCATGAGCTACACACCGGATAAAACCGTAGCGTATGAAGAGCTTGTAAGACAACGATTTTTAGCCGAAGCACAGGGGAGACGCTTTGACGACGATGCACCGATAGATATAATCATCACGGCATTTTTGAGTATCCCTAAGAGCGCCAGCAAGCAAAAACAAATGCTGATGACGAGCGGCGCACTTTTCCCGTTGAAAAAGCCGGACTTGGACAACATCATGAAGATTGTGTGCGACGCCTTAAACGGTTTTGCTTACAGAGATGACGCGCAGATTGTGAACGCGAAGATTTGTAAACGATGGTCGTCGGATATACCAAGTGTCTGGGTGACGATAGAGGGAGAGGAGCGCAAAAGCAATGGACATACGTAAATTTAGCGCAACAGGCATTAAAGAGCCGTACTACATAATGCTTTCGGGGACAAATCGGCGGGCGAGCTGCCGAGGCTGCATATACCGGCGCGGGATAGGCTCTCGCGGAGACCGATACAGCGTGTGCTGCTATTGCTATGATACGGGCCTCCCACGCGGATGCCCGCCCGAAAACTGCGATAAGAAACGGAGGAAACGATAAAGCAATGAAAGCTTTACAGCAATACCAAATGAGCAAAGCGGAAAAAGCGGCGTTGAAAGCGGAAATAGCGAGGCAGGTGCATGAGCTTGATGAAAAGTTTTCGGCTGAAATCTGCGCCATGCTGCTTTGGGCGCTGCATGAAGAGTTTGGTTTCGGCGCCGACCGCCTCCGCCGCGTTTGGAACTGCGTGGCGGTGCATCGGGCGGAATTGCTCAAACACTACGATATGCAGGATAACGCCGAATTTATTTTGCTTTACAAGCTGCGCCAGATCGGCGTGGACGTGGAAAAGTGGACGGCGGAACCACAAACGCAAAAGGTGGTGTTGAAAGAATGACGCAGCGTCTGGGCCCATGCCCGCAGAACTGCCCGGACAGGTACGCAAACGAGCGCGAGACTTGTCACAGTACATGCCAAAGGTACATGAGATACAAGCTTACAAAATTGCTTGAGAGTAAGCAGCGCGCGAAAGCAATAGACGAAGTAGGCTTTCACCGCGAAGTACGGAAAGCCGTTGAGAAAAAACGCGAAAGGAAAATCAGATATGACAACAGATGAACTTATCAAGGCGCTTGAGCGCATGAAATCGGAGACCGGGTCGCTGGCAGACTCCTTGTGCTGCTTCGGTTGCGGGCATGAGCATAACTGCGGCGTGCATGGGTGCGCGGTTATTCGGGAGGCGATAAAAACCGCGAAGCTGTATCAAGCGGCGTACAAAGTGCTCGAGCGGCAGCGGGACTGTGACACATGCCTTTACAACAATCCGTGCGGAATGGACGATTTGCGCTGCACGGTCTGCACGAGAGGGCAAAAATGGAGATGGGACAGAGGGGGCGTAGATTAGTGACTAAAATCATCTTGATCGTGCTCGTAATCGCGGCGATGCTCACGGAGTGCATCGTGATGCGCAAGTCGCGGGAGTACAACGCAGCGGACAATATCGCCGGGCTTGAGCGATGTGTAAAATCCATGGTGGTGCTTGGCTTAGTGGGCCTCGCCGCGGCGGTGGCATACGTAGCAGCATAAAAGGAGGAGCAAAAATGGCACTTGTAAAAAAGCAGTGGGCAGAAAAAGAAAAAAGCCAGATAGAAAAGATTACGATCCGATACGAGGACGGGGCAGAAAGAATAGTTGAAAGCGGTTTGGTAGTCACTTTTGCTCCGGACCCGGAAGATGAAGAAAGCGAGACCATAACGATGGAATCAAAGAATTTTACCGGCATGCAATGGTATATGCTTGCGCGTGGACTTGGCGAAGCATTTTTTTTGAATGGTCTTGAGTCTCTAACGGAGGATGAGTAAAGGAGGCTAGCGATGACAAAAGAACTTTTGGAGCAATACCCCGACATCTGCGCGGAGATTGAGGAACTTGAGCGCGAGAACAAAACGGTGATAAGCGGTATAGTGCGCGGGTCATCGGATGAGTTTCCGTTTACCGTGCACCCCATCACCGTGCGCGGGCTTGGGCCGCAGAGATATGCCGAGCACATTGCAAAGCTCAAAGCGCAAAAGCAAGAGATAGAGCAATTTGTATTCGGCATCAAAAGCGCATGGTTGCGGCGCGTCGTGATGCTTCGTGCGTTTCATGGCTATTCATGGGACCGGGTCGCGGCGCAGATGAGCAAAAGCGGTAAAGCTCCGGCGATCAACACGCTCAAAAGCCAGTATTACGGTTTATTCAAGCCGGGCGAAAAATAATTTTTGCTTTTCGGCGTTTTTGTACCAAATGGTGCGATTTATTCTATATACTAAATAATAGAGTTATTAGGTAAAGCGCCGGGGATTAGGTTCCTCGGCGCTTTTGCTATGCAGGAGGCGCCGATGGAAAAACAGACAGTTTTAGAGAGCAACGCAGAGTACGAGGCGTTTGTGGACAAATTTAAGTCTAAGCTAACGACGGATGACTGCTACACGCCGCCGGAGGTATACGAGGTGGTAAAAAACTGGGCGTGTGCAAAATACGGGATTGATCCTGCAAAAATCGTTCGCCCTTTTTATCCGGGCGGAGATTACGAGAGCTTTGATTATTCCAACGGTGCAGTAGTTGTTGACAATCCGCCTTTTTCAAAGCTCGTTCCGATCTGCAAATTTTATTTAAGCGAGGGCGTGCCGTTCTTTTTGTTCGCGCCGGAGCTGACGTTGTTTTCCGGGCGAAGTATATTTACGCAAATAAATCACATAGTTCCCGGATGCACGGTAAAATACGAAAACGGTGCACTTGTAAGAACGGCATTTGTAACAAGCTTTGATGCACATATCGCCGCGATGACTGCGCCAGACTTAGGGCGGGCAATAGTGGAGGCACAAGGGGAGCCGAGCAAAAGCATGCCACGATACGACTACCCAGATAACATACTGACGGGGACAATGATGCAAAAGATGGCACGCAACGGCATTAGTTTGGAGATATACCAAAAGGAGTGCGCACAGGTTGGCCGCTTAGATGCACAGCTCGCCGTTAAAAAATCAATATACGGCGCAGGGCTTTTGCTTTCCGCCGAAGCCGCTGAGAAAGCGGCAGCGCAGAAAGAAGCCGCCGAGAAAGCGGCAAGAAAAAAGGAAGCAATAAAGTGGAGCTTTTCGGAGCGAGAACTAAAGCTAATCGAGGAGCTCGGGAGGAAAGCGAAGAGATGAGTAAAAAAGCATATCGCCCGTGCCCACGCCCAAGCGGCTGCGTGTGGGATACATACGCGAGGACGGGCGAGCATTTGTGTATGCTTGCAGTTTGCCCGTATGCGCTCTGCACCGCGCGGCTGACGGAGTGTCGGGAAGCGTATCTGCGAGAGGTCGAGAAGAAAGAGCGCAGCGATTTGGAGGTAGGCCATGAGCTTTGATTACAACGCGCCGAGATGGCGGAGGTTGCGAGCGTCTGTGCTGAGGCGTGATGGCTATTTATGTCGGCATTGCCTGCGGTATGGGCGGCGCTGTCAAGCGACGACCGTGCACCACATCGAGCACGCGGATGAGCATCCGGAGCTTGCGTATAACGCAGACAATCTCATCAGCCTGTGTGAGGCGTGCCACAACAAAATGCACCCGGAAAAAGCGAAGAACGCGGGGAGGTACGGAATATGAGAGACCACAGATACCCCGCCCTCATCCGACGCGCCTTCCGGGGCTGGTAGGGACCGGCGGGGGGAACTCTTTCCAACTCTGGGCAGATTTTTGACAAAAGGGGTGCAGGATATGACCAAAAACAAATGGAAAAAACTAATTTTGGAGCAGATGTCTGCACTTGGGGTGCAGAAGGACGCGTATGATTCCGCGGTGGAGACTTTGGCGGGAATCCTCGAGCAGCGGGACAAAACTTTCGGGGAGTTTCGAGCCTCCGGTGGAAAGTCTGTCATCGAGTACACGAACAAGGGCGGCTCGACAAACATGACGAAAAATCCGTTGCTTGTCCTTTGGGATGATCTGAACAAGAGTGCTTTGGCGTACTGGCGTGAACTTGGGATGACACCCTCGAGCTATAAAAAAATGACGGGAGACGCGCCGCGTTTGGAAAAGCCGGGCGGACTGGCTGCGGCGCTTGCAAGTATTGAATCCGGTTAAAGGGAAAAACTGGCCGGAGGTCCTCGAGTACGCCGAAAGCATTCGGGCTGGTCGAAAAGCGGCGTGCGTAGAGTTGCGCCAAGCTGTGGATCGGTTCTTTTCGGACCTCGACAATCCCGAGTACTGGATGGATAGCAAAGCGCCTGAGTTTTGCATCCGGATCATCGAAAAAACGATCTGCCACCAGCAGGGGGAGAAGCTGGACGGCACGCCGCTGCGTGGGACGCCGTTTAAGCTCGAGCCATTCCACAAATTCATCGTTTACAATCTTGTGGGATTCAAGCTGCGCGGGACGGATGTTGTTCGATTTCATGAAGCGCTGATCTTCATTCCCAGAAAGAATATTAAGACAAGTTTTGCCGCGGCGCTTTCCTGGGCGCTTTCACTTCTTTACCGACGCAGCGGGTCAAAAACATATATTGCGTCGGCGGCGCTGATGCAGTCGTTGGAAAGCTTCAATTTTTTGGACTACAATGTCCGCCGGATGGGTGAGGACGCAAAAAGCGGCGGGTCTGTCAAGATCATCGACAACAACAATGAGCACTCCATGGAGGCTACGCTTCCGGACGGCTCTTTTTTTATTCGCGCACTGGCGGCAAACCCGGACGCGCAGGATTCCCTCAACTGCAACATTGCAATTTGCGACGAGATTCATGCTTTTAAAACGCCGAAGCAGTACAACCTTTTTAAGGAGGCCATGAAAGCCTACACCAATAAGCTGCTGATCGGCATCTCGACCGCGGGCGACAATGAGCAGGCATTCCTCGGGCAGCGGCTAAAATATTGCCGAAAGGTGCTGGATGGCACAGTGAAGGACGAACAGTACTTTATTTTTATGTGCTGCGCAAATCCGGATGAAAACGGGAATATCGACTACACAAATCCGGTAGTGCATGAAATGGCAAACCCAGCCTATGGCGTGAGCATTCGCCCAGATGAAATTCTGAACGACAGCCTGCAGGCGCAGAACGACCCGCAGCAGCGTAAGGATTTTTTTGCAAAAAGCCTAAACGTCTACACAAACGCGGTCAAGGCGTATTTTGACATCGAGGAGTTCCGACGGAGCGACGCCAAGTACAGCTGGACGCTCGAGGAGTTGGCAAGGCTGCCGATCGACTGGTACGGCGGTGCGGACTTGTCGAAGCTCCATGACCTGACGGCTGCGGCGCTTTTTGGACATTACAAAGGTGTGGACATCGTGATCACGCATGCGTTTTTCCCGGTTGTCGCCGCGCATATCAAGGCGGAGCAGGACAACATCCCGCTTTTTGGTTGGCAGGACGACGGCTGGCTTACGATGTGCAACAGCCCGACCGTTAACCATGCGGATGTGGTCAACTGGTTCGTGGATATGCGCAAACGGGGGTTCAAAATCCGGCAGGTCGGGCACGATAGGAAGTTCTGTCGCGAGTATTTCATCGGCATGAAATCGGCGGGCTTTCAGATCGTCGATCAGCCACAGTATTTTTACAAAAAGTCTGAGGGCTTCCGGCATATCGAGCAGAGCGCAAAAAACGGCACTCTTTTTTATTTGCATTCGGAAGCCTATGAGTACTGCGTGGAAAACGTGTCCGCCGTCGAAAAGACGGACGACATGATCCAATACGATAAGGTGCAGCCAGAACACCGCATCGATCTTTTTGATGCGTCGGTGTTTGCCTGCATCCGATACCTCGAAAGCCTTGAAAAAAACAGGGCAGCGAAGAAATGGTGGGGTGAAGCTTGAGCAAGAAAAAAAGAAGCAGGCCTGCGCCGCGTGCCGAGCCGGTGCGCAGGAGCATCGCCTTTGCAGGCGCAGACCTGTGGGAATCTATCGAATGTCGGGGCTACGTGAGCCTTGCGCAGAATCCCGAGATCTGCACGGCAGTGGACACGATAGCGCGGCTGATCGCAAGTATGACCATACATCTGATGGAAAACACGGAGACCGGTGACATCCGGGTCAAAAACGAGCTGAGCCGCAAGGTGGACATCAGCCCGAACAACAATATGACTCGCGCGGCGTTTATCCACTGGATTGTCAAGACGCTGATGCTCGAAGGAAACGGAAACGCGGTGGTGTGGCCGGAAACGCGGCGCGGCATTCTGCGCGACCTCAAACCGGTGCCGCCAGCTTTTACGGCGTTCGTTCCGGAGGGCGTGTGGGATTATCGTGTGGTGATCGCCGGGCAGGAGTACGACCCGAACGACGTGCTGCACTTTGTCCTGAACCCCGGAAGCTATTATCCGTGGAAAGGCGAGGGCTACCGTGTCGCGCTGACAGACGTCGCGAACAATCTCAAGCAGGCGGCCACCACGGAAAAAAGCTTTATGTCCAGCAACTGGAAACCAAGCATCATCGTCAAGGTGGATGCGCTCACGGACGAATTTGCGAGCGCGGAAGGGCGCAGCAAGCTCCTGCGCGAGTATATCGACACAGCGCAGGCGGGCGAGCCATGGATGATCCCGTCCGAGCAGTTTAGCGTAGAGCAGGTCCGGCCACTCACGCTCTCCGACCTTGCGCTCGCGGATTTCGTGCAGCTCGATAAACGGACGGTGGCGGCCATTCTTGGCGTGCCGCCTTTTGTTCTGGGTATCGGGGATTTCCACCGAGACGCATGGAACAACTTTATCAGCTCCACGATCATGCCGGTCGCGAAGAACATCGAGCAGGAAATGACCAAAAAGCTCCTGTACAATCCAGATTGGTTTTTTCGGTTCAACGCGCGGAGCCTTTACAACTATGACCTGCGCGACCTTGCAGCGGTGGCGAACGATCAATATGTACGCGGGATTATGACCGGAAACGAGGTGCGCGACTGGATCGGACTTTCTCCGCTTTCCGGCCTTGACGACCTTGTGATCCTGGAAAACTACATTCCGCGCGGGATGATCGGAGATCAAAACAAATTGAACGGAGGTGACAACACATGATGTATAAACGCACGGCTGTGGCGCGGAGCGACGGTTTCTGTACCCGTGCCGAGGGAGGAAATCTCTATATCGAGGGGTATTTCGCCGTATTCGGTAGCCGGTACGAGCTGTGGGATGGCGCATATGAGACGATCGAGCCCGGCGCATTCGACGGGCAAACGAATGGAGATGTCCGGGCACTCGTTAACCACGACACGACGCTTGTGCTCGGCCGTACAACGGCGGGTACGCTTTCGCTTCGCGTAGATGAGCGGGGGCTTTGGGGCAGCATCACGATCAATCAACAGGATCAGGATGCGATGAACCTTTACGAGCGTGTGAAGCGCGGCGATGTAAATCAGTGCTCTTTCGGCTTTGACATCATCGATCAGGATGTCGATTATAAGGACGGTGTGCCGACGGTATGGCGGATCAAGGCCGTGAAGCTCTACGAGGTTTCCGTCGTAACGTTCCCGGCTTATGAGGACACATCCGTAGAGGCGCGCCGGAAAGATTTTGAGCAGGCAGAGAAACGCAGAAAAGAGGAATGGCAGGCAAGGATGAAAAGCCGCCTGAAAGGAGAAGACAATGGCACTTAAAGCAATCATGCTGCGCCGCAGCATTGAAAAGAAGCAGGCCGAGCTGGAAACGCTCCGCCAGAAGGACGCGGAGTTTTCCACGCGTGAGGCTGAGCTTGAGACAGCTATTAACGAAGCAGAAACGTCGGAGCAGGAGCAGGCCGTCACCGAAGAGGTAGAGGCTTTCGACGCGGACAAGACTGCGCACGAAGCAAAAAAGGCTGCGTTGGCAGGCGAGATCGAGGGTCTTGAAGCGGAGCTTTCCGAGGCCGAGGCAGCTGCTCCGACCAGAAGCAAAGAAAACCATCTCACGAAAGAAAGGACGGAAAGAAAAATGGAAACCAATATCAACATCCGCGCGCTGCCCATGAGCCGACGTGCGTTTGACGCGCTGCCGATGGAGCAGCGCAGCGAAATCGTAGCCCGCGAGGACGTGCGCGAATTTTTTGCGCAGCTGCGCAGCATGAAGGGCCAGCAGCGCGGCGTATCCGGCGCGGAGCTCACGATTCCGATCGTTTTCCTCGACATGATCGCGGAGAACATGTACAGGTACTCGAAGCTGCTGAACCGCGTACGTATCCGCAACGTCAACGGCGAGGCGCGCCAGACCATTGCCGGTACGGTGCCGGAAGCGGTGTGGACGGAGATGTGCGGCGCGATCAACGAGTTGACCTTTGTCTTTAACCAGGTCACGTTGGACGGCTTCAAGGTCTCCGGTTATGTGCCGGTGTGCAACTCGATCCTCGAGGACAATGACATCAACCTTGCGAGCTGGATCGTGGAGATGCTCTCCGAAAGCATCGGCCTCGCGCTGGATAAGGCGATCCTGTACGGCAAGGGCGCGGCGAGCAAGATGCCGCTCGGCATCGTGACCCGCCTCGCGCAGTCCTCGAAGCCCGCCGACTATCCGGCAAATGCTCCGGAGTGGGTCGATCTCCACACCAGCAACATCCTCAAGGTGGACAGCACGGCCGAACCGATTGATTTCTGGTCCGCGTTGGCTGTCGCAGCCGGCAACACCTTCACGCGCTACAGCCGCGGCCGCCAGTTCTGGGCGATGAACAGTAAAACTTACGCCAAGCTTCGCGCGAAGCTGATCGCGTTTAACTACGAGGGCGATCTTGTCGCGCAGTTCCCGGGCACAATGCCGGTCGTCGATGGCGACATTGATGTGCTCGAGTTTATCCCGGACGGCGACATCATCGGCGGCTACGGTGATCTGTACCTGCTCGCGCTGCGCGCCGGTATGACGATCGAGTCCAGCCGTGAGGTGCAGTTTATTCAGGACAACACCGTTTTCAAGGGTAAGGAGCGCGCGGACGGTATGCCGGTCATCCCGGGCGCGTTTGTTGCGATCAACATCAACAACGCGGCGGTCACAACCGTGATGGACTTTGCCGCAGATACTGCAAACGACGCGAAGCTTACCGCGCTGGCAGTCGGCACAGAGACGCTGTCGCCCGTGTTTGCAACGGGTACATACAATTATACGCTCGCGCCCACCGGAACGAGCGCAAAGATCGAGGCAACCAGTAGCCAGCCGGGCGCGAAGGTGGCAATTAGCTACAACGGCCAGAACGTGCGCAATGGCGGCACAGTGACATGGCTGACGGACGGCGCAGCGCATCCGCTTACGGTCACGGTTACGCAGGGCAACGCAGTGCGCGTCTATACGGTCTCGGTAACAAAGTAAAAAAACAAGGAGGTAAGCGACGTTGACGTTGACGGATGAAGACATTCTGGAGATTTTGAAGGTTGACCTGCAGGTTTCGAGCTCTGCGCTCGACCTGTATCTGTTTGTACTCATCGCATCGGCCAGAGCCTACATCGCGCAGGAGGGCATCACGCTGACGGATACGGTGCAGGATGCGATGCTCGTCGAAATGTATGCCGCTTACCTGTACCGCCGCCGACGCGAGGAAAACGTGCAAATGCCGCGCATGCTGCGGTGGGCACTGAACAACCGGCTTTTTGGCCAGAAGGGGGAGGCAAATGGATGATCTCATTTTGCTGATCTCTGAAAGCTATAAAAAAGACGCGATCGGAAACGTCACGGTGACGGAGACAGCAACGTCGGTATGGGCGCACCTGCAGTCGGTCACGAGAGCAGAGTGGGCAGACGCCGGACAGAACGGCCTGCAGCCGCAGCTTGTCGCCGTGACACCGATCGTGAATTACAACGGAGAGCAGATCGTACAGATCGGCTCGGGCGAAAATGCGCGTCGGTATGCCGTGTACCGCACCTACTTAGACCCGGACAACGATAGCATCGAGCTGTATCTCGAGCGAAAGGCGGGTGTGGCGCGTGGCGCGGAAAATCCCGTTACAGGAGCTTGAGATCGAGATCGTAAAAGAGCTCAAGGCTTACAGCGACGAGGTCGCCGAAGGTATAAAAAAATCGGTGAAGGACGTGGCAAAAGAAACGGTCCGCACGTTGAAAGCGACATCTCCGCGGGATACCGGCGAGTATGCGCGCGGCTGGACGTCCAAGGTGGAGTTTGAGAGCCCGGAGGACATCCGGGTGCGCATATCCAACCGCACAAAGCCGCAGCTCACGCATCTGCTCGAAAACGGGCATGCGAAGGTAAACGGTGGCCGCGTGGACGGCAGGCCGCATATCCGCCCGGCCGAACAGGCTGCTGCAGATAAGCTCGTGGGTGCCGTGAAAGTGGTGATTAAAAAATGACGCTGGAGAATCTATATCAGCTTTTGGAAAGCACAGGTTTGCCCGTGGTATACAGGGCATGGCCGATTGGCGGAGCGCCTGAGTTGCCGTACATCTGCTATCTCGCCGCATACAGCAATAACTTTTCGGCGGACGGCGTCGTATACCAGCCGATCGATCATGTGCAGATCGAGCTCTACACAAAAGATAAAAATCCAGAAGCAGAGGACAGGGTGGAAAGCGCCCTGTCCTCAATCTTTTGGGAAAAATCGGAAACTTATATTGATACGGAAAAATGTTATCAAATTTTATACGAAGTTGAGGTGTAACAATGGCGACAAACGAAAACAAGGTGCAGTTTAACATCAAAAACGTGCACTATGCGGTAATGACCGCAGACGGCGATACGCCGACTTGGGAAAATCCGGTCCCTGTGCCGGGCGCTGTGAATCTGTCGCTCGAGGCGAGCGGCGAGATCACGCCGTTTTACGCGGACGGCGTTGTGTACTACAAATCCAGTTCAAACAACGGATACGAGGGCGACCTCGAAATGGCGCGATTTATTGACAAGATGCTGCAGGATGTCTGGGGATACGTGCTAAACGCCACCGACAAGACGATCATCGAGAATGTAGGTGTTGAACCGAAGAGCTTCGCGCTTCTTTTCCAAATCGACGGCGACGCAGACAACGACCTGTATTGCATGTACAACTGCACGGGCACGCGCCCGGGCATTGTCGGCGCGACGAGTACGGACACCAAGGAGCCGCAGACGCAGACCAGCACAATTTCTGCGACTTCGCTCGAAAACGGCAACGTCTTTGCGCGTACAACCAGTGAGACGCCGGAGAGCGTTCGCACGGCGTGGTTTACGAAGGTCTATACGCCTACCGTAGGTTGAGAAAGGTAAAGCACATGGAAAAAAGAATTCAGATCGACGGAAAGGAGGTGGGGTTTAGGGCTTCGGCCCTGACCCCGCGTCTTTACCGGCATAAAATCGGCCGAGACATGATTCAGGACCTTAACAAGCTTCAGAAGGCGTATACCAAAGCGCTGCAGGGCATCCATGCCAAAAAACCGGCAGAAGATGCGCCCGCCGAAGAGCGCGAGGCGTATGAAGCGCTAGTGCACGAATCGCAGCTTGATGTGACCGATCTCGAAATTTTTGAAAACGCCGCCTACATCATGGCGCGGCAGTATGACGCCAACATTCCGGACACGCCGGAGGGGTGGCTCGACGGCTTCGAGACGTTTTCGATCTACGAGGTGCTTCCGGCGATCCTCGAGCTTTGGGCGATCAACGCGCAGACGACAGCAAAGTCTAAAAAAAAATAAGACAGACTGTGCGCGAAGCAACCGGCGCGACCTTTATGCTCCGCTGCGCGGAGTTGGGACTGAGCCGCGAGGACCTCGACGATATGACGGTGGGCATGGTCTACGATATGCTGATCGAGCAAACGAACGACCAAGAAAAGTATCCGTATAAAGCAACGCAGGCGGATATTAACCGCTTTTTTCCGAAAGGGTGAAGTAGATGGCGGATCGAATCAAAGGCATAACAATCGAAATCGGCGGCGATACGACCGCACTGTCTAAAGCGCTTTCGGGCGTAAACAAAGAGATCAACTCGACGCAAAAGCAGCTACGCGACGTCGAACGGCTGCTGAAGCTGGACCCGGGCAACGTCACGCTGCTCGAGCAGAAGCAGCGGCTTTTGGCGGAGAGCGTGGAACAGACAAAGCAAAAGCTGGACTCGTTGAAAAATGCCGAAAAGCAGGTGCAGCAGCAGTTTGCGCAGGGAAAAGTCTCGCAGGCGCAGTACGATGCACTGCAGCGCGAAATCGTCGCGACGGAAGCGGATTTGCGGAAAGCCGAAAAGGCGGCGTCCAGCTTGCAGGATGAAATCGCGCAATCAAAGGGCGAATCCGCTTTAAAACAACTTGGCGACGCGGCGTCCGAGACAGCCTCAAAGGTCAAGAAGATCGACGAGAAGCCGATCGAGGACGTAGAAGATGCGGCCAAGGACGCAGACGACGCGCTCGAAGAAGCGGGAGACAGTGCGTCCAGCTTCGCAGATCACCTCAAAGCCGATATACTTGTCGAGGGAATCAAGGAAATTGTTTCCGGGATTAAGGATCTGAACGAGGAAACCAAAGAGTACCGCAAGATCATGGGCACGCTGGAAACCTCCAGCGAGGCGGCGGGATACTCCGCGGAGGAGACAAGCGAGGCTTTTTCGCAGCTTTACCGGGCGCTTGGGGACGATCAGTCCGCTGCCACAACAACGGCAAACTTGCAGGCGATCGGTGCGTCGCAAAAGGATATAAACAGTCTGATTTCGAGTGCCGTCGGCGCTTGGGCGAAATACGGGGACAGCATCCCGATCGACGGTCTTGCGGAATCGATAAACGAAACAATCCGCGCCGGGCAGGTGACGGGCACCTTTGCGGACGTCCTGAACTGGGGCAGCAAAGAGGGCGAAACCTTCGGCGTGATGCTAAAGGAAAACACCGAGGAAAACGAGGATTGGAACAAGGCGGTGCAAGATGCTTCCAGCGCCGAAGATTTTTTCAACCTCGCCTTGCAGGACGCCGAAACGCAGGCCGACCGGACAAACCTCGTCATGCAGGCTATGGCCGATCAGGGCCTCAGTGATGTCGGCGATGCATGGTACAGCAACAACAAGGACATCGTAGACGCCAACAACGCGCAGCTCGAATTTACAAAAAAGGCAGCCGAGCTTTCGGAGCGTGTGCAGCCTGTACTTACAGCTGTGCAGGAGGGCATAAACGGCATTATGCAAGCGATTTTGGATGCAACGGCAGGCATCGACATGGATACCATCGTCGGATACGTCCAAAGCTTTTTTGATGCGATATCGAACGTCGTATCCTTTTTGATTGAAAACAAAGAAATCGTAATCGGTGTAATCGGAGCGATCGGTCTCGCGCTGACTGCGCTAAAAATCGTCGAGTTTGTGCAAAGCGTGATCAGTGGTATTTCAGCAATTTCCGGTGCGCTGTCATTCCTTGCAGCAAACCCAATCGTGCTTGTGATCGCGGCCATCGCCGCACTGATTGCAGTGCTGGTGCTGATTGTCACAAAGGGCGAAGAGATCAAGGCGTGGTTGGCGGGATTTAACGAGTGGCTGCAGGGCGTTTTTGCTACGGACTGGACGGAGGTTTTCGGCCCCGTCTTAGGCAATGTGCTGAATGGATTTTTTGCGCTGCTGAAAGGCATCTGGGACGGCGTTTATCAGGTTCTCAACGGTGTAATTGATTTTATTCAAGGCATTTTCACCGGCAACTGGGAACAGGCGTGGAGTGGTGTGCAGGAGATCGTCTCGGGCGTGTGGGACACTATCACTGGGATAATCACAGGCGCGTGCGACCTGATTGAAGGCATCCTTTTGGGGCTGGATAGTTGGCTGCAAGGCGTCTTCAAAACGGACTGGACGGAGATTTTTGGACCCGGTTTGGGAGACATTATCAACGCTTTTATGAAAAATGTTGAAAACACTTGGAACGCGATTAAGCAGATTTTTCAGGGTGTGCTCGATTTCATCAAAGGCGTTTTCACGGGCAACTGGAAGCAGGCGTGGCAGGGCGTCGTCAACATCTTCGGCGGCTTGTTTAACAGCCTCATCAACATGGTAAAGGCGCCGTTAAACGGCATCATCGGGCTTTTGAACGGCGCGGTCGGTGCGATTAACAGCTTGATCGGAGGCTTAAACTCGATCAGCTTTACAATGCCGAAATGGCTCGGCGGCGGGCATTTCGGCCTCAGCATCCCGTATATCCCGAGTATACCGTATCTGGCAAAGGGCGGTATCCTCTCGCAGGGCTCGGCGATCGTCGGCGAAGCCGGACCGGAGCTGCTCACAATGATGGGCAACCGCGCCATGGTGCAGCCGCTCACCAACAACACAACCAACCAGACCGACCTCGGCGGCGTCAATATCACGGTATACGGCGCGCCGGGTCAGGACGTGCGGGCGTTGGCGGATATCATCATGGATGAGATGCAAAACGCAACAGAAAGAAAGGCGGCGGTTTTCGGTGCATAAATTTTGGTTTGCCGGGCATTGCTGCCGCGAGTACGGTATCTATGTCAGTGGCGAAAACACCTTCAACGGCCCCGAAAGGGGCTATGAACTTGTGTCCATCCCCGGGCGGTCCGGCGATCTAGTCCGAGATAACAAGCGGTATAAAAACACCACGGTTTCTTATCCCGCTTTTATCCACAAAGACTTCCTGCGGAACACGGACGCGGCGCGCATGTGGCTCCTCGGCTCTCCGATGACATACCAAAAGCTGGAGGACGACTACCACCCGGACGAATATCGGATGGCGATTTTTACCGGGCCGTTGGATTTTGACACGCGGTTTTTAAACCGGTCGGGCGAAATGACGCTGAATTTTAATTGCAAACCGCACCGGTATATCAAGGCCGGAACATGGTTGCAGGCGATTGAAAACGGACAGGTCCTGCTTAACAACTGGGACGAATCGCTGCCGCTGATCCAGATCACGGGCAGCGGAAGCGGCGTGCTGACGGTCGGCGGTGTCACCGTGACGATCGACAGCATGGACGGCAGCTTGACGCTGGACGCCGAAACGCAGAACGCCTACAGCGGCCTTAAAAACAAAAACGGCACGATCCGCATCGCAGGTGGCGAGTTTCCGACTCTGCCCGCCGGCGAAACGCGGATTACTTGGAGCGGCGGAGTCTCAGCCGTTGAGATTACCCCGCGATGGAGGGCACTATGAAACCGATTCTTTTTCCGTCCACCGCGACGGAGTTTGACACGCAGGGGCTCGGTGTCCTGACGGATTCGATCAGCTGCACGGTCACCGAGGAGCGCAACGGCGCTTTCGAACTGACGATGCAATACCCGGACACCGGCGTACATTTTGACGAGATTACGGACCGATGCATCATCTATGCGATCCCGAGCCCGTACCGTGCTCCGCAGCCTTTCCGCATCTACCGGATCACGCGGCCGATGGACGGCATCATCATGGTGTACGCGCAGCATATCACCTACGATCTTTCCGGCGTGCCGCTCAATCCTTTTACAGCGATCAACGCGCCGGATGCGCTCTCAAAGCTAAGCCTTAACGCGGCGGTGGATAGTCCATTCACCTTCTGGACGGACAAGGCTACCGTCGCGTCTTTTGCTGTTTCTACACCGTCGTCGACACGCTCGGTTCTCGGCGGCTCATCCGGCTCGATCCTCGACGTGTACGGCGGTGAGTACGAGTGGGACGGCTTTACCGTCCGCTTGTACGGCCATCGCGGATACGACAACGGCGTCGTGATCAGCTACGGCAAAAACCTGACGGACATCGAGCAGGACCGCAACATCTCCAACGTGGCGACCGGCATCTATCCGTATTGGACAAACGCCGAGGGTACGCTTGTGACCTGCGACCCTAAGATTGTCAACGCGCCGGGCACGTACGATTTTACGCGCGTCGTGCCAGTGGATTTTTCCAACGATTTTGAGACGCAGCCGGCACCGGAGCAGCTGCAGGCGCGTGCGGAAAAATATGTCGAGGACAACAAGATCGGCATACCTAAAACGAGCATCACGGCAAGCTTTGTACAGCTCGAGCAGTTTCCGGAGTACGATGACCTTGCGCTGCTCGAAAAGTGCGACCTCTGCGACACGGTGACAATACGCTACCCGCAGCTTGGCGTGGAGGCGAAGGCCGAGATCGTCAAGATCGAGACGGACGTGCTGCTTGAGCGGTACAGCTCGGTCGAGATCGGCGACGTGCGCACCAACATCGCGGACACTATCGTCGGGCAGCAACAGGAGATCAAGCAAAAACCGAGCGAGACTTACTTGCGCGAGGCAGTGCTTGCGCTGACGGAGACTATCATCGGCGCATCCGGCGGCGCGGTGCGTCTGCTGGATACCAACAACGACGGCATGCCGGACACGCTGTACATCGCGGATGATCCGGACCCGACCAAGGCGCGCAAGGTGTGGCGCTTTAATCATGAGGGATGGGGCGCGAGCAATAACGGCTACAACGGCCCGTTTTCTTACGGGGCCACGTTGGAAAACGGTATGGTCGCCGATTTTATCACAGCGGGCACACTCAACGCTGATCTCGTCAACATCGTCAACTTGATCGCCGACCATGTGGTGAGCCGAAACGCCGGATTTGAGATGGACCTGTGGGCGGCGGTGCTGAGGTTGATGGAAAACGACAACCTACGCGTGCGCATCTACTCGACAGCCCAAAGCGCCGGAGGCATTGTGCAGGTCTTTTCCGGCACCGTGACAAATGAGGGCGGCCTCGGCGAGGACAGCAGTTACTCGTACTTCGGGCCGATTGGCGTAGGCGTGGGCGAAAAAAGCGACGGAAGCTATACCGGGACGATTAAAGCCGGGACGTTGGTTGTCTACAACAAGGTACGGACCGAAAGCGGAAACTCAATCCTGTCCGTAGTAAACGGGCAGCGCATCGGGCACTTTGACCGGCTCGCCATCGGCGATAACGCGGATTTTGGCGTCTCGTGGGTATGGGACTCGCAGCTCGGCCACTACGTGCTCTGCAGCAATGACTAGTAGGGGAGGACGATAAAAAATGTCAATTGAAACAACGGCGGCGCTGCGCGTCGACCTGCTCGACCCGGGCGCGCCGCAAATCATACACGCGGTACAGGACGACAGCAACAGCCGCAAAATCGCTTTTAGCATCTACGCGGGTGGAGCGCAGTGGGCGGTGCCCGACGGTACGCTTGTGACTGTCCGCTACAAAAAGCCGGACGGCACCGCGGGCTTTTACGACACGCTGCCTGACGGCAGCACGCCGGCTGCGACGATCGACGGCAACGTCGTGACCGTGGCCCTTGTGCCGCAGGCCCTTACGGTGTGCGGAAACGTGCCGGTACAGATCAAACTGTACGATAGTGCGGGCACCAGCATCACGACGTTTGCGGTCGTGATGCACGTCTCTGCTAACGTCGTCTCAGACGCGGAGATTGTCTCGTCGGATTATTACAGCGTCCTGACCAAGCAGATTGCCGATGCACTCGCGGCGGCGGAGGGAATACCGGGACAGGTGTCTGCCGCGCAGGCAGCGGCAGAACAGGCTGCATCTTCGGCAAACGCAGCGGCAGACTCCGCTACGGCGGCCGCCAGCTC